GCAGTACCTGGAACCATCGGCATGGCCGGCAGGGGCGTCCATGCTGTTTCCAACTTGATCTCCCGTGTTCGTCAGCCGCGGAGATCCAAGAATGCCAAGCGCATTCAACCAACCAAGGCGCGACCTAAGAAGGTCGTCGCTCGCAAACCAAAAAGGCCTATGCCTCGTGCTCGTGCACGTCGCTAAGGCAAGACTGCCACTGGCAGCACACGCGCGGGAGTGCGTGTAGCCTTTCTCGGCTTCTGGTCCTTCCAACTTATAAAAATCTCTGCGGCGAGAGGGGTATCGTACTCGACGATTATTGCCCCAATGATCCCACATGCTTGACAGATTAACTTATTGAATGGATTCGATCCAAAGTGCCGCCGCCCGTCCTGATGGACGGGCGGGGCAGCCAGGCCCGTGCAGAAATGCACCGGGTAATGAGAACTTAGAGAAAATTTCAAAAACCAACAAAACAAAAACAAAAGAGCCATCGTGTTACCAGTGCGTCGTTTGCACCAGCGTTACTGCTACACGTTCGCTCACCCTCACACGCTGTGCCCACGGCACCACGTGTGTGTCCCACGACCGGCATTTTCACGAGTGTCGTCCGCTTTGCGGTTTCGCCAGGAGGGCGAGAGAGAGGTCTGGGAAAGCTCAAGCGCCCGAAGGTTCGAAGTCAAGCAAGCAGGCCTCGAAACCTAAGCGCCACTACAAGTGCAAACTTCCCGCCGAGGAGTGTACCGACATGGAATGCCATTACCATGTCGGTCGCGCAGCTGTCTACAAAAAAGACTGCACGATGCGCAACCTCGCTGCCGTGAAGGAAAAGGATGCCGTGGAGGCGGTGGAGCTCTGGGAAGGGCTCACTGACCAACCACTCACCGGCTGTCTCAGAAAATACCAACACACCGATGACCCCGGCGTGCGGACACCCCCCCCTTGTTCTGCTCAAGGACGGAGGGGTCTGCGCCCTGGCCCGTGGGTCAACGACGACGAAGGATTCTCCCCTATTTTGATCGATGAGGAGGCTTTCTTCCCAAAATTCGCCCCTCTTTTAGAGATGCGTCCGACTTGTGTCGAAGAGGAGGTCTTTTCTCCTAAATTCTCCACCATTCCCGAATGTGGTGCGAGTCCGGACTTGTCCGATGAGGATTTTGATGACGTTGTTTTTAGCACTACTAGTAGTGTACCTTCCTTGGAAGAGAAGAAGCATGCTTCTACACCCGTCAACTCCGCCAACTCGGTCGAATCGCCAGCCACTCCCGAGTCTCCAGTACGGCAAGTCATGTCCGATGCGCCGTCGCCCAGCCTATTGCTGGAAGCCCCTCCCCGTGATCGTTCCGGGCCTGGGGACAGTGCGCCCAGCGCCCCTGCGTTGGAAGCTCCTCCTGGTGACAGCCCCAGGTTGGAGAAGTACGTGGTGTTTTCGAGCCACAGCGTGCAAGGCCGCCGCAAAAACAACAACCTCTTCACCAGGTGCATGATCAAGCTCCGCGTCGCATCAAAGCGCGAAGTCATCCTGGACAATGAGGAGGCCGGGTACGTTACCAGTAACGTGCTCTCTCTGGCGCAAAAACAAATTGAAGTCGTAAAGTACTTCTGGCAGGATTGGCATGATAAGAGCCCCAAAGTGACGCAGGATTGTATCTCCCTATTCGCTGGCACTTTCACACACGCCGATTACGCAGACGTATACGCGGATCTCGCTGAGTTCATTCTCACGAACCCCGTCTTCACCAAGACGCAGTCCAAGCTACTTGATACTGGCTGCGCACTCCGTGACACTGTTGTACTACGTGTGCAGCAGCTTATTGCGGATCACCCGGAGCACGGTGTCTTCAGCGCCCGGCAAAGCGTGCTCTCCAACACCATCACCTTCATCAACAACCAGCTTCTGCTGCGCGGCCTGATTGATGAAGCACGAAAACCACGCCAGATCGCACCTGCCATCGTGGATTTTCGGAAAGAGGCGGTTTCAAAAACATCCCTGTCACCCGCCCGACATTCAAAGTTCGCTGCACGGCGGCCGCTGTTGATCCGCTCTACGCGTTCAACGGCGGTTTCCGCTTGGTGAACAAAGACGGGTCTCAATTCTGGAAGGACGGCCGTGTCCGCTTTCCAGAACCAACGCCCACTGAGCGTGCCCTAGCGAAGCCTGATGGCAGCTACCACTCCATGTTTGGCCCGTGCGTCGCCCATTCCGGAGTGGTCTATGCCAACAGTAACGACAACGTGTCGCTTGCTTCAACCAGGATCACAAAGGCGCGCAACCCTCTCTGCATCGGCTACGAGCAAGCCATGCAGTACAAGCAAAGTCTGTACATAGCTCAGAACCAAAGTGCATTGCTCGAGTTAGCTCGCATGTACGATGGTGACCTCGAAGGATATACGAACATGATCCTCGAGGCGGAAGACCACCACGGCGACGTTCATGCTAAACGCGTGCTTCGCATTCAGGCGTGGGAGGAGCTCCTAGATAACAACAGTATATTAGATAATACCTGGCACGCGCCAGGCAAGACAACAGAGTACAAAATGAAGAAGTTCGAGGTGGCCAAGCCAGGCAAGGTGCCGCGCATGATAGGCGATTTAGGCGTCGCTTGCTCCTTGCAGGGGTTTCGTTTGACCAAGTTCATGAAAATGGCCATGGCTGACAACCCTTATCACGTGAACGGTGGGGCGATTCAATTCATCTCCACTCCCGCACCCGCGGCACTCGAACGCGTTTTCTCTCAGCTTATCGAGCCGGAGGGGCGCTTCTATTTTTCATTGTTCTCAGATGACTCCTGCCTTTCTTATCGGCGGAGCGATGGCGTTATATTACGATACAACATAGACATATCGAGCTGCGATGCCTCCCACACCACGGAGCTGTTTTACGCGCTCAAACATCTTTTTCCCGCACATTTGCAGAGCGAAGCTCAGCAACTCATCGATCAGTGCCAGGAGAACATAACCATATACGACCTCAACAACAAGCGCCGGAAAGTAGTCCTCGAACCCAGTGGACCGCGTTTGTATAGTGGGTCGACACTCACAACCATAATCAATAACTTGGCCAACATACTTATCGGCCTTTCCATTTCGCAATCTCATAACATTAACTCGGCAGCAGACATTGTTCAAGCCGCAGCTAACGTTGGTTACATCGTGACCTGTGAGGACTGCACAGATTGGCATCAACTACAATTTCTCAAACACTCCCCTGTCCGTTGCACCGACGGGGTCATTCGACCGTTGTTGAACATTGGTGTTCTTTTACGCCTCAGTGGCACCTGCAAGGGTGACCTTCCTGGGTCGTCGAAGACGCCTCTCAGACAACGCGCCGAATCCTTTCAGGCCTCGCTCTTGCGTGGCGCCTACCCTCACGCCCAGTTCACATTGCTATCGAACATGCGCGCCAAGGCGGGACTCTCCACTTTTGAGACTGATCGGATGGTGAAAGCCATGCTAGAGTACAAGGTAGTTGGTGGCGATTACGCGGACTTCACGGTTCCTTCCCACGAAGTTTGGGCGCGCTATTCTCTCACGCCATTGGAGATAAGCGAGCTCGAGTGTGACTTTGGCCACTGTGGTTTCGAACAGCACTACACCTCATCCGGCACTGATAAGGTTTTGATGCTCGATTACGGACTCACAGGTCGTGAATTGTAAAATGCTGTACAATAGCACACACTTGTACATACACACACACACATATCGTAAATTGTATATTATTATACTGTATAATAAAGGTTGTACGCACTGGTTTTTACCAGTTGACTTTCCTTACCCAAAAGTCACCTACCGTCTCCTCTGGAGCGCCTAGGG